GTCAAGAAGCAGTTCCTGGACGCTCAGCCACTGGACGTTCCAACTGGAACAACGAGCAGCTTTACCCTGACAGATTCGACGACGAAGCTGGCTGAGGCCAGCAACCGCACCTTCGATCAGTTCGGTACAGACACGACCTCGGCCTTCAGTACGCTTGGCGCAAACCTGCCTGGCTTCTCGAGCATGAAGAGCGCAATCATGACAGGCAACAGCGGCTCGACAGCAGGCGGCATGGCTGGCCTGCTTACGCCGAAGGCCCAGTCAACGATCGTTGGCAACACTGGAACCGCGCAGCCCTCGGCCTCTGCAATCATTCGAGCAGCTGGAGCGAAGGGCCGATCATCGGCTCACGTGTTCACGCTGACAGAACGTGATGACCTCAAGAACGTCGTCATCTTCGAGATCATGCCTCAGGTCACTGAGTCGCACGTCGTAGAGTACGAGGCAGTTGCTCCTGCTCAGTTCCCTGGCGCCTTCCAGAAGTACAAAGGTACGAACGCGGTTCAGTGGACAGTTAGCGCCACCTTCGTGTCGCGCACGTCCTCTGAGGCTACCAAGAACCGCGGCTACCTAAACATGCTCCGTGGTTGGACCATGCCGTACTTTGGTCAAGAAATTCTCGCGACTGACAACCCAGACCGGCTCGGCGCACCACCTCCAGTGCTGTCCCTGTTCGGACTTCGTGGCGTAGTGGGTGAGGTTCCTGTCGTCATCACGTCCTTGAACTGGGACTGGCCAAAGGACGTCGACTACATTCCAACGACAGATACGAATGAGTACGATGGCAACTACGTTCCATGGCCAGTCGTGCTGCAGGTCAACATGACCCTCGTCGAGAGCTTCTCGGTTGAAGAGTTCAACGGCTTCGACCTCACAGCCTACCGCAATGGTGACATGCTGGGCGCGTACAGTCCGTTCGGCACACCATCTCGTGACATCACAGCAGACACTGACAAGTCGCCAACTCAGACTGAAACGAACGTTCAATCGTCCGCCACACCTGACAGCAAGTTCGGTACTGCAGCCGGGCCAGATGAAAGTCAGAGGCAGGTCGGCACGGATGATCAAGGCCGTCCTGTTAATGATCAAGGTCACATCGTCAACGCAGGTGGAAGTTAATGGCAGTCCAACGCAACTCCGTCTTGAACAGCAAGACACGCTACGTCTCAGGCGGTACCAGTGAGATGGGTCAAAACTCAATCGAGTGGTGGGAACGTAACAACTTCTCTGCAGCGCCCGACGACGTGATCTACATGGTCGAGCAGAAGTTCTCAGGTCGCCTTGACCTGATTGCTGCCCTGTTCCTAGGTGATCCTCACTACTGGTGGGTCCTCGCTCAGTACAACAACATCCTAGATCCATTCAGCGAGATCGTCGCTGGAGCCAGAATTGCTATCCCATCATCATCCCGCCTTGAGGTCATTCTCAGCGGAAAGACTGGCGGCATCCCATCCACCCGTGAGATTCCGACCACCATCCTACCCATCGTCTAATGGCATCCCTCTACAATCCGCTCGATGAGTTCGAGAGCTACTCGGTTCACTACGTCATGGTCGCCACGCGGACGACTGAGGACGCAGCTGACTTCGTCTCAGAGGATCGCAACATCCAGAACGCCACGCTTGAGGCGATCAACAGCACCTCACAGCTTGGAGATCCGATCGAGTACATGGGCAAGAAGCGGGCAGCATTCCTGGTCATGGATACCCGACGCTTCTCGCAGTTCAGCATTCAGCACCTTGACTATGAGGTGCTGATCAACGGCCTGGCCGCCGGAAATTCGCACTCTAACGTCGTCAGCAAGGTCTCCATGACCATGCTAGATGCCATCGGCATCTCGTTTGTGAACTTCCTGCAGTACCTCGTTGATGAGCAGATGCAGTGCAACTTCAACGGCATCGTCTTCATGCTTCGAGTGATCTTTGTCGGTGAGGGCAAGAACTCCAAGACCGGAAAGTACGGCACCCAGACGGTTCAGACGATCACCCTGCCGCTCATGCTCCAGAAGCTCGAGCTGAACCTCGACTTCTCAAAGGGCATCTACACGATTGAGTGGCTGCCGTACCTAAACTTCGATGCCGTCGTGGACACGGACTGGCTACGTGTGACGACAGCCGCCACGATGTTCTCAAAGGTTGGCTCAAACACCCTTGGTAGCATTGTGGAGAACTTCCAGCAGGCACTAAACGACAAGTCACTTCAGTTCTACAATGACGTGCAGGCAGCAAGAGGCGGCAGTGGCCACTTCGGGCGACTGGTGAAGTACATGATCACGCTGCCAGGTGATGAGCTTGCAACTGGATCACCAGGCCGCTGGGCCGACTTTGAGTTGTCAGCTCACGCAGTTGCCAACGCAAAGGAGATCATCTTCAAGCGGGACGCTGAGTCAGCCGCCGCCAATGAAAAGATCAAGAAGGCACAAAATCAGGCACCGGAAACTCTTGAATCTCCAAAGATCATTGACACCCACTTCTCCTTTGAGCCTGAGTCAAAGATCACCGACGCCCTTGACGCGCTGTTCCGTTCTGTTCCTGCCATCCAGGACCTTGGTGCCGGCGTCCATGATAAGGACGTGATCAAGTTCTACAAGCACATCATTGGCCTGTCCAGCGACGATGACACCATTTGCGTGCACGTTGACGTTGTGGAGTTTGTTGTGCCGAACGTGGAGGTGCAGAAGGCCAATGCTCACTCGCAGGCCACCTCAGATGCCTCGCAGTTCTACAAGCCTGTTGGTGATGATGGTCGTCGAATCCCATTGAACTACGCCGAGTTCGACTACATCTACACCGGCATGAACAAGGACATCTTGAACTTCGACCTCAAGATCCAGAACCTTCAGTACCTGTACCAAGCCAACCTCAACGTTGGCGCTGCAGCGCTTGCCGGCGTCTCTGACAATGGCCAACAGGATTCGAAGAATCCTGTAGATCGAACTGCTGAGTTGATTCAGGCACGTGCCTACGACGCGATTCTGTTGCCGCACTCAACCGGTGAGGAGCTGCGGAACTTCTCTCGGTTCAGCAAGCTCAAGTCAACGAAGGACGCAAAGGAACACCAGAAGTCAGCGCAGGACTACACCAAGAACCTGTCAGCCTTCTACGCAACCAGCCCTGTCACTGCGCTGATCACGATCCGTGGAAACCCGACGATCATGCAGAAGTTCAACTACGAGACCCTGCTTCGCCACACGAATGACAGCACAGTCTCGGCTGGTGGAACGGCGTCATCAGTTGCTCCAACAGTCAAGACCGCGTACCGCCAGTGGTTAGTGGACAAGATCATTCGCAACAACACGGTAACGTCAAACGTTACAACTGGTGAGCAGACCAACAGCTTCAGGCGAGAGGACGGCACGCTCGTACTGCAGAACACGCTTGGTAGCACGGGCTACGCCTCAGCACCAGTCTTCGTGCTCATCAACATCAAGGGACCAAACGTAGACTTCCGTGGCAAGCCCATCCTTGGCACGAACTACGCCACAGAGGTCATCAAGGACAACTACTACGTCGTGTTCAAGGTCGCCAATCACATCGAGGGTTCAAGCTTCACGCAGACTCTTGAGCTCTATCTCCACAACGTGTTTGGCCTGGGCAAGACAACGAACAGCGCCACAACCAAGACAGTGAAAACCGTATGATTCACCACAGCCTCATTGAAGGCGTCGTCATTGACTCAAGTGACCCTCAGCAGATGGGTCGCGTACGAGTGTGGTGCCCGGCTCTGGACGGCGATGACTACAAGCCTGAGAACATTCCTTGGGCCACGTACGTCTCTCCTCTTGGTGGTCAGACCTCCAACTACCCTGCTGGGTCCTCTGGCACCCCCACGGCTGGCCACATGTCGTACGGCTTCTGGGCGATCCCGAAGGTCGGTTCGATCGTCATGATAGCGCTCATGTACGGCGATCCGATGCAGCGTCACTACCTCGGCTCAATCTTCCGACCACACGGCAACCGCTCCCTGCCACAAGGTCGGAATCGCTCTGACCTGGCCAACGTTCCACTCTCGGACACCTTCGACTCGGTTGAACCGCAGAACACGAACCTGAGCCAGCAGTTCAATGGAAAGCTGGATGCGCCTGAGGCCCTGACTCGTGGCGTCTATGAGCGATCTGTTGCGCAAGGCGTGGACAACCGCGATGGTTCAGAGGGGTACCAGAACAGCGTCGTTCCAGATGCAGGGCTTGACCCACAGACGTACTGCTTGGTCACGCCAGGCCGACACGCGATCATCATGCAGGACAACCCTGCAACGGGCCGCATGCGCCTCAAGACAGCTGACGGTCACCAGATCATTCTCGACGACGCGAACGAACGCATCTACATCAGTACCGCGAAGGGCAACACGTGGGTCGAACTGGACTCTGACGGTCACATCCACATGTACGGCGCCTCCTCCATCTCGGTCAGCTCAGGCGCTGACATGAATTTCACGGCAAACGGCAACATCAACTTCCTGGCCGGTGGCAACATCAACCTGAGTTCTGGCGGTTGGCTGCGCGGCTCTGCCTGCAGCGACATCTCGCTTTCCAGCAAGGGCCTAAATATCGAGAGCACAGCGGCGGTTGATCTCAAGGCCAGCGGCTACATTCACCAGACCGGATCCCAGATTCACCTGAATGGACCGAAGGCCAAGTCTGCACCGTGCGCTGACAAACCAGACATCACACCTGACCATGAACCATGGACCCGCCCTGACGGTGTCTTCGCACGCAACAAGAACTGGAAGAAATGAAAGTCACCGAACTTCTTGAGGACCTGGCAAAGCTCAAGGCTTCAATACCGAAGACGAAGCTTCCGATCTTCAACGACCTTCTTAAGAGACTGAACTTCGGTCCTGGTTACAGGTTCCTTGGGCTGTCCAAGCCCGACAAGGACGGTTACTCCTTTTTGACGCTCAAGGTGCCTGAGTGGGACCCCTCGCCGGGCCCGATCGAGGATTACGATCAAAATCGAGCACATGACCTGGAAGTTGCTAGGAACATGACGAAGCTGTGCAAGACTATTGAGGCAAAGTCAACGAACTTGGGCCTCCATGAGTTTGCTTCTTGGAACCCCTTCAACTTCGACACAGGCAAACCAGAGTCCACCAACCGTGTTCGCATCAATATTAGGGAACTTGATGAGTAAGTACCTCGGCTTCTCCACCAAGGCGAAGAAAGGCTTCGGCATGAAGGGCGCAGAGCTCATCAACCGAGACCTCCTAAACCACATCTACACTCTCAAGGGCGAGCGCGTCATGATGCCTGGCTTCGGCACGCGCATCCCCCTGATCGCCTTTGAACCACTTGACAAGCTGACTCTTCAGGACGTCGAAGCCGACCTGCGGGAGGTCGTCGACTACGACCCGCGCGTTCAGCTTATTGACATCGCCGTCATGGCGCTGCCCGAGAACAACGCCATCGTTGCGGTTCTTGACCTTCGCTACATCGAACTGGGAATCGTGGACACCCTGCGTCTCGAGTTCGCCACTGCATGAGGAAAGAGCCACGACCAAACGGATGGGCCATTCGGAAGTATCCTGATGGCCGGCCTGGCGGCGTGGCCTTTGACTGCCCTGGCTGTGGCGGCGACTCCTACGTTCCAATCGACAAGGAGTTCAATGACGGCTGGACCTGGAATGGTAACGAAGAGAAGCCAACTCTCACGCCTTCGCTACTTCAGCGCTGCTGCGGCTGGCACGGATACCTAACCGATGGCGAATTCGTGTCGCTGTAAATAGACGTACACCTAGAACAGGACAGCAATGGCACTCCGTACCACTTACTCGGCCGAGACCTGGGATCGAATCTACCAGGCCTTCAGCGAGGTCAGCTTCGTCTCATATGACTTTGACAGCATCAAGCAGTCGCTGATCGACTACACCAAGACCTACTACCCAGAGGTCTTCAACGACTACATCGAGTCGTCCGAGTTCATTGCCCTGATCGAGTCGTTCGCCTACGTGGCAGAGCAGCTGGCGTACCGTGTCGACATGATGGCTCACGAGAACTTCGTGACCACCGCCCAGCGCAAGCAGTCGATTCTCCGCCTTGCTAAGCTCGTCTCGTACAAGCCAACCCGCAACATTCCTGTTCGTGGCCTGATCAAGTTCAACACCGTCTCGACTACCGAACGCGTCGTCGACTCCCGTGGCACCGACCTGGCTGGCCTGACAATCAAGTGGAACGACCCAAACAACTCGAACTGGAAGGAGCAGTTCATCCTCGTGATGAACCGTGTCCTGAACACCCGCTTCGGCCAACCATCCAAGACCTTCCAGATTGGCGACGTTGTCATGGACCTCTATGGTCTGCGCAACACTTCTGGTTCCTTCACGAACGGCGTCTTCCCATTCACGGCCCAAGCAGGTCAAGACTCCTACCCAATGGAGGTCGTGTCCGCTGACATCGACTCTAACGGTCCGTTCGAGCGTGAACCAGACCTGACCTCCCCGCTCTCGATCAT